GCAACGCTGGCTGCACTTGCCGCTGCCGCAGTTGCGCTGGATGCTGCGTTGGTTGCAGAGGTTGCTGCATTCGTTTCGCTGGATGCTGCCGCATTCTTGCTAGACAAGGCAGAGGCTGCTGAAGTAGAAGCGCTAGTAGCACTAGATGCAGCATTAGTTGCTGAAGTCTGTGCATTAGTTGCCGAGTTACCCGCAGAAGTCGCAGAAGTTGCTGCATTGGTAGCAGAAGAAGCAGCGTTAGTTGCAGAAGTTGCTGCTGCATTCTTACTGGTCAACGCGCTAGATTCAGAAGCCGCAGCATTTGTTGCGCTGTTAGCTGCTGCGCTCGCTTGAGCCGTGGCGTTTGTTGCTGCCGTGGATGCAGTGGTTGCACTTGTGGAGGCGTTAGACGCAGAAGTAGCTGCTGCGCTCTGTGAAGATGCCGCCGCCGTAGCACTAGAGGCCGCTGAGGATGCAGAACTTGCTGCTGCTGTGGCAGAGTTTGCTGCATTAGTCGCAGAGGTAGAAGCACCAGACGCACTTGTGGACGCACTAGATGCTGAACCTGCTGCGTTAGTGGCAGAAGTAGAAGCTGCGGTTGCAGCAGAAGTAGCTGTGGATGCCTGCGTTGTCGCGATACTAAGCTGAGAAGTCATCCCAGACTCTGCCCAAGACTTGTTCACAGCATCATTAGCGTCTACTGGGTCTGCTACGTTCTTAATTACACGATTAGTCCCAGCAGAAGACGCGTCATATTTGCCATCTACATCAAGCGCAATGGACGCGTTTGCTTTGTCGATTGCTTCTTGCGCAGCGTTGAACACCTGAATGTTCGAGTTGTCCATGTCTTCTTCAGTCAATACAGACCCAGAAGCAAAATCAACAACACGGCTTGTCAGGTCGGTATTACGCTCGACACGGACAAGGGCGCCAGAAGCTGGCGTAGGCGTTACATTTACAGTGCTTGCGGTAGTGAACGTAAAAGTAGCACTAACACCGTCTACATAAACACTGATTTCACTTTGGTCGATGTAACCGAATGGGATGTTGAAGGTACTGCTGCCAGCGGCAGTGTACTCAATATAACTATATGCCATTATTGATTACCCATTAGTGGAGATAAGAGGTTAGGTGCAACACGCTCACCAATCTGAGATTGAGACAACGCCTCAGTCTGTTTTGCCTTATCTAAGGCTAAGATTGCTGGGTGTTGGTTGCCTAGGTGTTGCGGCTTACGAAGTTCAGCTAGCGCTAAAGTTCTGTACATGTTGATAGCATCACGGATGCGTTTTTCTCTTGAACCGACAATACGCTCTTTCGTCTGATATTGACGAGACCCATCACTTAAAGTCTCACGATACGTTGAGTCATTCTGAATGATGAACTCAAGGTATTCGTAAAGAGTTGCCCCTTCTTTTTCTGAACCACCCGGAATTCCCGGAACCTTCATTGTGCCTACGAGGTCTTGGTAATAATCGTAGACAGTACGGTTGCCGTTAGGCTTAACAGTAAACTTCTTGAGATTTACGGAGCCATATTGGATATGAGGAACCTTGCTCACAGTCATTCCCAAGCGTTCGATTTCCTCACGGACTGCATCTTCTCTGCCTTCCCTAGTAGGAATACCTGAGATAGAAAAACCTAAGTTTTGGAAACCAGTAAGCGGTTTACCTGAGAGCGGGTCTCGACGAACATCAATAGGGTCTTCTGGGTCGTGTAAGAACGGATACGCTTTAACAACAGACTTGCCCATAGAGTCGGTAGTCTTTTCTACAAAATCATCACCAACACCAGCGATTTCCCAGAACAACTGTTCATCGCCGGATAAACGAGAAAGTTCATTAAAGAAACGCGCATAGGGAAGCATTGCTTGGAACTTCTTAGCAGAAGCGTCACCTGTGTCTTGGATTCCAGCAGGAATTGCTAACAGGTCGCTGAGGCCTTGAGTCGTAGGCGTCTCGACCAATGCCATAGCAATAGCACCAGTCACGTTCATAAAGTTATCAACAGCTTCTTCTGGACGCCCATCTTTCAGAACTTCCATGATTTTAGCCATCAGTCGATAAGACTTAGCGTATGGGTCGAACTTACGGAAACCTACCTTAGAGCCATCTTCCAGTTCTATTGAATCTGGGAGCATGTCACCAGCCATGCGCTGGTCTTTACGCTTCGGGTCAGTGCCGCCGCTTCCTTCTAAGCGGTCTTGTGCTGCGAAGTAGAGAACATTAGTCCATATCGCGATACCAACGCCCATAATTGCTTGCGCCTTAGCGCGTTCAGCAGGAGAACCGTTCAGCATGCGCTGTAGTTCCTTGCTGGTATTTTGGAGTGCCGGGGTACGCTCAATCCAATGAGACAACAAGTTCATAGGAGTGCGCACAAACGGCATAACCTGACGCATTACAGGCAGCGGGCGCAAGATGTGCTTCTCAGTGAAACGACCAACAGCGCCAGCAGGGTCGTCTTTCAAATCATTTTGGAAAGTGACTAAACGTGCATGCTCTAGCGCCTGCTTGATTCTTGGCTCAGAAGGTTGTAAGCCTTGGCCGATGTTATCAATGTGTTTATTGAGTAATTTCTGAGTCTCTTCCCTTGCTTCTTTAATTGCAGCAGCGATGTTGCTCGCCCCAGATACGTTCTTTAACTTATCGTCAAGAACGAGTGAGAACAACTTTCCTCTGAATGCCATCTGCTTGATTAGTTCATCAGTCGCAGCCATGCCACGACCACCAATCAATCTGTTTGTATTCCCCAGCCAGTTTGCTAGGTACATGCCGATGCTTTCATCTTCTTGACGAAGAAGCGTGCTTGGCTGCATGAAGTTGAAGTTGCGGTCTCCAATAGCAATAGCAGATTCACCTACGTCGTTTACATGACGGCGTGGGTCAATGTAGCCATCAGAACGGGCAAAAGCCTTCAGTGCGTATCTTAGAGAACTAACGACTTGGGTGTGTTCAACAGCAAGCTGCGCGATTGCCATTCGCAACTGTTGACCACCTTTCCCAGTCAGAACTAACTTAGAGCCTGCGCCTAATTCAATAAGATTACGCTCAAGCATGTGAACGTAGGAGCCACCTGTGTTAATAAACAAGGTGTTGAACGCTCCTAGGATATTGTTAATCCAGAACTCATTAAGACCGTCAATAAACTGTTTGCGCCATGTCGGGCCTGAATCAGAAGCCTTGGCAAGAATTAACGCCATGTCGTTTGCGTCAGCGCCATTCTTAGCAGCAAACTCTAACGCTTCATGGTATGCCGTTGGGCCTAAACGATTGCGCATTTTCTGAATAGACAACGCTCGGCCTGACTGACCAGCCATGTTCTGTGCCGTAGTCATGGCACGCGATGCTGAGTCAAAATAAGCGTACATCTTAGGGTCATTGGTCAGCGCGGCTTTCCTGAAGCGGTCTACTGCCCAACTTTCCATGTGGATGACAAGCGCATTCCAGTTATCAAAATTTGCTGCATCCAGTTTTTGTTTTTCGTAAGCGTTGACAACTCTGTTCAACACTTCGTCTGGGGTCATGTTGGATTCATTGACACCCAGCTTGTGGAGCATGCCTATCGCTTTCTGCGTCATCTGCTCTGTTGAGACAGACTCCCCAGCGTTATTGCGATTCTTGGCATTGAAGAACTTAGCCATACCGTCACCGATATTGCCGAGAAATTCTTGCTGGGCCGCTTGTCTGGCTTCTCCAGTAATCTCAGGATTTGCCAAAGTATCTGCCCAAGAGAGCATTGCTCTCCCAGATTTAGCTACTTCATCTCCAGTAAGGTTATCAACTTTACTTGTTAAAGCAGCCGCTTCTTTAGCAGCTAGTTTCTGAAACCGTCCGGTAGAGGTCTTATTCAAGAATCCAGTGGCGCCCCCACCAATACCGCCAAAACCGCCACCAAAGACTGCACCTAGCGCGGTGTCTTTTGCTGTTTGTTCAAACGTAACACCTTCACCTAAGCCGATTTCGCCAAGGTTATATTGGCGCCCTACAGAATATGGGATTGCAAACGAAGCGCCTGTGACAGCACCAGCTTTAATACCTGCTTTAATGTACTGAGCCAGAACTTTTCGCAAGCCAGCTTTCGCAATTTGCTTTGCGGTCATCGTCCCACCAGCAGCCGCACCACCAGTGAATAACGCTGCCAAGTTAGCAGGGTCAGTCACATTGGCTTCTACATGGTCGAGAAATGCCTCCCACTTGCCATTGTCTTCGTTGTACCAAGGCTGAGTGCGTTCCCACGCACCGAACATTACGGCTAATGATTGGCGCTCAGATTCATTGTAATAATCTGAAGCAAGTTCTGAGGTGAGGTTCAGAATTGAACCGAGATTGGCGTCGTAGTAACGCATTTGTTCCATGTAGTCAGCGACAAGTTCTTTGTTGTCGCCTTGGAAATCTTTACCGTTTCTACGCTTGTAGTAAGTTTTGTAAGCGTCAATGAGACCTGAGTTTGATTCTAAGTCCTGTCTTGACATTAGTTCATTCTGTTTGTTCTCAGAGTTTAAGAAACCAGCGTTCTTATAGCTTTCAGCAATATCGTTAATTTCATTCCGACTTAACTGATGCTCAGAGCGGTATGACGCCGCAGCGTTACCCTGTTCATCGTGGAATGTATATGTTTGGCCCATCGCAATGTTCCTGTTTAATCTGGAGTTACTGAGACAACTACGCCGCTCGGAGTCACGATAGAGTTAGGTGCTTCTGACGCCGCACCACTTTGTGACAACCCAACATCTTGCCCAAAACGCCCCACAGTGTTTTCGGGGTATCCGTCCTTGAATAGTGATTCAACTAAATTGTTGACCACTGCTCTGGATACTTCTGGGTGGCGGTTGTAGAGCGATATAGGTTTTCCTCTAAGGTCAGCTTTAATGTCTTCATCCAACCAATCAGGCCAATACTTTTCGATAGCCGTGTTATCGCTAACCAAACGCAACCATTCTTGGCGAAGACGGCTGAGAAAATTAGCTTCTTGTTGTTTGATGATTGGATGTAAATGTGGAGGTATGCCTTGCTGTGGCGCCATTTGCATCTTCAGGTATTCAGAAGCGCTGGCAAAGATAGGATTGTTGTAAAAATCCGTACCACGGAAAGTCACTCGGTTTCTTAGAAGATTCTCTAAGTGGCCTACCTCACTCATATTGTTTATTTGAAACGCATTGCTCTGTCCGCGAATAACATCCTGAATAACTTCAGGAGCAATCGTTGGGTCGAGACTAGCTACCCAGTTCGCCATCTGCTGGTAACGCTGGAGCGATACAGGGCCATCTTGAAGATTCCTAGCCTGATTCCAGATTGCGCGCATGTCGTCAACCTGTAGGCTTGGGTATTTATCTTTATTTTCTTCGTAATACTCGTCAAAGTCTGCCGAAGGATTTACTTGAAGATATTCGTAAGCGGCAGTACGCAGCGCTTCAGAATCTTTCTTTTCTGCCGCAGATTGAGCAGCCGCAGCGCGGGAGTTTAGAGACTGGATGCGGGTTGACGCTTCTTCTACTAACTCTAGCTGCATACTCCGCCAGTGCTGAGTGTCAGCAAGACTGCCAGACCCTGCTTTAATTTTTGACATCCCCTCGCGAATTGTAGCGACGGTATCCGCGTCCTGAGCAACACTCAGTCTCGCTTTGAAAAAACGTGCAGTCTGTTCATTCAACTCACGCCCGCTAGCTACAGACGAATCATTCAATAACAAGTCATCATTTTTGGCGTTAACGCGAGACGCTAATTCATCAGCGTTGTCCCAGTTAAAACCTTCTAATGCCGTGTTGTAGTGATTGTCAAAAGTGAAGTTACGGAGTTCTTGTGTGTATGCCCTAGACTGTCTATCGTGTTCTTGATAAGTGTTCCATTCATGGGCCTTCAACACACTTTGGATTCCAGCATTTACGCCGGTTTGTTCCATAAAATCAGAGCCGAGGGCTTGAATCTCTTCAGCAATCTTTTGTTTGTACCAAACACTGAAATTCGCAGGCTTCATGCTTTGAATTTCGTAACGATTGTCAAAGATTGCTTGATTAAGGTTCTGCGCGATTTCGCGTCCCTTTTCAGCACCCAGTGCTTCGTTATACGCAATAGCTACAGTGGGGTCAGAACGAACGTCTAAGAGACCCTTCTCACGGGCCTCCGCGTAGCTAATCAAGCCGTTTGTTTTGAAATCGAACTCAGCAGCTTTTTGTGCGTCTATCTTAGCCTTTACACGATTTTCTCGTTCGGCATAGTTAGTAAACTCTGGAACAATCTGCTGTAAGAAACTGCTTAGTGAGTTACGACGAATTTCGTTGTAATCCGGCGCTAAAGGCGCAGCAAAGGTATCAACCGGAGCAATGTTCGGAGTGAAGCCTGTGCCGTAATTAAGCTGCGCAATCTGCTTGCGCTCTCCCTTAGATGGGATGGTTACTGTTTGAGCCATGTTTTACCCCTAACTCCACAATGCAGACCAGTTTTCACCGAATGAGGCAGTATCTTTACCGAAGCCTCCGTTTGCGGAACCGTAGGCCATAGTTGCGCTTGCAGCCGTTTTAAGGACAGCAGCAGCAAGACTTGGTTTAGGTTTACGGCTGGCGTCAGCTTGCATAATCCGCTGGGTCAACTTGCTATCGAGACCTTCACGCTTGTAAGCGAAGGCTGTTTGAATAGAGTCAATCGTTCTGTTCACGCCTGTGTCGTACTGTAGGAAGCGGTTTTCACGCTCAATAAGGGATAGGTCGATAGAACGCCCCTCAGCGCCAGACTCAAGAGAAGCGACTTTTGCTTGTTCTTTATTCCGAATGAACTCAAGTAGCGCATTCATTCGCTCATCAGCAACTTGCATCTGCTTTTCTTCTTGAGCCGCATTCGTCATCCGGGCCTCGTCATCACGAGCCTTATAAGCCGACTCAATCTGCAAATCTGCAACACGGTTGCTGTGCTTCGCAATAGCGCTATTTGTCTGGTACTCAGAGACACCCTGACCAATCGCTAGCGCAGCAGCAATAATCGGATTACACATTGGGTATCCTCACAAATTCGTAAAATGGAACCTTGGCATAGCCAAAGTCTTCGACGCGGTTAATGAACGTAAAACCTAAAAAACGTAGCCACTTAATTGCTACTTCATTCCGTTCATCTACATAATTCATCAATAGTGGGTATATGCTGTTTTGCCGCTCTACCCACTGCTTAGACACTCTAAGAAACTTGGTTGTAATTTCAGGCAACCTGTTTGTCGCCATCATCCAAGGACAGCCGACGTTTCGATATGGGTGTGAAATGCCGAAGATTCCACCTATCTCGCCATCAGGCATGATGATTGTGTTGCACTCATCAGATACTTCCCACGACCAAAGAAGAGCCTCTAGGGGATTTCTCCCCATAGAGGCATATAACTCTTCTTCATCAGCTTTTCTTAGGTTGTCAGCTAAATACGCTACGTCGGACTTTAGTGTAGTCCTGTAGTGTGCTGTCATTGCCTTTGAGACCTAATGTTGTAGTAGCCCTCCCATTCCGCAGATTGGAATGCGCAGGGCAAATGAGACTCGCTGAATAGTTCTACTTCTAAATTCTGGCTGTTAGCCATACAAACAATACGGAATGTACCGTCATCAATAGCAGGTTGGTTCAGAAGGTTTGTGCCTCCACCAACAACACGCCCAGTAAACTTAGTAGAGTAACTATTTCTGTTCGCAGCATTGTTAGCACCCTCTGGCCTAACTTCTGCATTGAAGAAACCAGTGTCGTTGTAAACAACGTTGAAGTTTCTAATTTGGAGCCTGCCAATATTGATAGGCTCGTCATTATTTCTCACCACTTGTTCCGAGAAAACATACCGCATTTTGTACGGTATACCCCCGAAAACCCTATCCCCCGCGTTAAGACGAGCAAGAATATTAGCCTTGGAAACCAACAAACCTTTGTCTGTGACATACGTTTCATTGGTATCCCCATTGAAGATAGGAGTAGTAGGAACACCACCAGAAAGTGTTATCTCCTCTCGGCGGTCTAACAGAATAGGCCAGTTACCTGTAGTAATTTCTGTTGTTTCATCTGTAGAAAGCGTCATCGTTTCTAAACAGACTTTTCCATCGTCATACTTCAGCAACAAGAAAATATCAGACTTGTCGAAAGAAACATTAAGAATCTTTCCTTCAAACGTCCACTTACTCCAACTAGCCTGTAACTTTTCCTTGCCCTGCCAGTAGTAACGGTAGACAAACAGCGTTTTCGGTTGTTCGCTAGTAACCGCTAAAATGGTATCTTCGTTAGAAGACGCTTCTAGCTTAACTACTTCGCCTTCAATGTACTTTGGTACATGCGCTGTTACGTCAGCCGCGTCGTTCGTCTCTGTATCAACATCTACGAAATACTCACGGAGACCAGACCACTTTCCACGCTTTACCGGGAAGAATACATAGCGCCCAGCGCCTACAGGCTTTGCCCGTAAAGACGCTTCAAACTGAGTAGACACGTCAATCGTGACTGTTTCTGGGGAAAGGTAGTCAGCAGCGTTAAGACGGAACTGTGTTTGTTCTGAGAACAACAACAGCGACTCGTGGAACGGAACCGCGTGCTTGAGAATAGAGACCTGATTGTTTGATACTGAGACATCAATCGGGTCAGAATCAACCGTTGTTAGTACAGTCTTTCTGAAGAAATTGTAGTTAGCAAACTCACCAGCTTCAGACAGAATAATGTTCTCGTCGTATAGGAGACCTAGCCGGTTTCTGTGGAAGAAAATATCATTCAGCGTGAGTGAATCTTCTGCAAATAACGGGAACGGATTGGTGTCATCATCACCAGCCTCACGCTCTGCCCAAGGCATCTCTTCGAACACATACGTTGTAGCGCCTGTACGCCGAATTTGGTGCGGCATCGTGGCAGCGTTAAACCTGTATTTAACACCGGGGGCGACAACTTCTTTCCAAACACCCTGACCAACAGTGCCAGTAGTAAGTTCTACATAGTAATCGTCTTGGTCTTTCTCGTTATCACCAGTTATTTTAATAGTGAAGTTATTAGGGCCATCTGGAGGCAACTTCTTAAAATCTAACGTCTCTTCTTTGAACGCCAGTAGCTGGGTGTTACCACGAGAATCTTCTACTGCAATTTCAAAATCAGACGAAGAATAAAGATGAATTACGTTGTTGTAACGCGTCTTATTCACCCCAGACGGAAGGCCAATACCAAATAACTGAGTTGCAATGTTATCTGTTTTGATACTTGCCTCAGCAGCGTTAGTATCCGCCACAGCAGTGTTTGTGGATTTGCCTGTAGTGTAAGATTGAGAAGTCCAAGAACCTCCAATAGTACGAACCTTCAGGGTGTAGGTCGTTTGGTAATCGCCTTGTTTGACGTAAACCAGAGCCTCATGCGCGCGGTTCGCCGCAGGTAGAGGAGTTGTAGCAGAGTCGATTGCGACCGCCTGCTTTTTATTAACAATATAGGTGTAGTCCGCTACCGTAACAGCCGCCAAATCCTCTGTAGGGTTCGTTGCTGTGTTCAGGTACCCAAGGCTACCTGTAACGGTTAGCGTATTTCCGTCACGGTCAATCAAATCTAATGTTGGAGTGCCGCCAGTGTTAGAGATAATCAGCGTGTTTAAGGTTTCATTATCACGGCGTACAGTGTGAATAAACGCTGTGTCTGGACTAGCGGCGGTAAGGCCTGATAAGTGGGCTACATGACGGGTGCATGGGCGTTTGACAAGGCCTGCCACAACACTTGAGAGTGCATTCTCTTGTAGTTCCGCCTGAGTCTTTAGACGCAGCGACGGGGGTTGTTGTGAAACCCCGTTAATCATGTTCGGGATAGACCCACTGATTAAAGGCATTAGTAGACCCTCTTACTTCCCACCCTATCGAACACGCGATACACGTCGTAGTTATTCGCGATGTTGAAATCGGCAGTTTCGTTTTCGAAATCTTTAAGCTGGATTAACGCTTCCATTTCATCGTTAGTTCCGAATGAATGAAGGTCTCCAGAACCCACAATTTGGTCTTGGAGAATGCGTGCAGCTTTAACAGTGATATACCTGCGTGCGACTGCTGGCAGGTCTTCAAAATTTAGTTCATAAGTCACATCCAGCTTGACTGCCTTGCCAATACTGTAGCTGTGGCTTTTAAGGTCATACATCTTTAACCCGCGTTGGGTTAAATCAAAATCTAGGTTATGTTCCGGCATTGCGTCTGCGCGAATGGTGTTCGCAGCAAGAACAATTTGACCGGCCAAATCAGGTGCAATCTGCACATCTTTCTCACGATTGAAGTGCCAGCCCTCAGCCTGAACTGAACGGCTAATTTGGGTCAGAATAGTCTCTGCGGTTTCGGCCTCAACCAAGCCCGAAGAAAGCCTGTTCACGGGAGCCTCACCAATAGCAGAGAGCATGATGTTTACTGCTTCTAGCTTGGTATTCGGAGTCATTTGAAACCCTCAAAATGAAAAAAAGGGGAACCCCCAGTTACGAGAGTTCCCCTTTAATGAAGTGCCTAATTACTTAGACAGCGTTCAGACTGATAGCGCAAGCCGGACGCAGGATGTTGTGGCCCATTGCATACTTAGCAACCATCAAGGTACCCTGACGGTCGATTTGGTATTCGGACTCAACACCAAGGTCGAGCAGCTTAACAGTTGCAGCAGCATCTTGAGTGAAGATGAGACCACGAACCTTAGCGTAGTTAGCCTTGTAAGCGCCTGAGCGTGAAGCCGGGTCAGGAGTCAGACCAGTAGTAGATTCATCAGTCTGCGGGATGTGGTTCGACATCATAATGCGAACGCCGCCAACCTGCGGAACTACACCAGTAGACACAGAACCAGAACCACCGACGTCCTTGTTCAACCAAGTGGCTGCGGTAACGTCAGAGGTGTTCAACAGAGCGTAATACTGTGCAGGCGGCAATACACACACCTTGTCACCAGTTACGTCCTTCTTGTCGAACTCTTCAAGAGCGTCATAGATTGCAGCAACAATCTTAGCGCCATCCAGAGCGTCAGCAGTTACAGTACCGATGTTAATGTTGTTGGTGTAGATTTCATCAACAAACGCAGTACCGAACTGTGCAGCAGCCAGAGTGCTGTTGGTAATAGCAGCAGCCTTGGCAACAACGCGAGCAATATTCTTGTCTGCGGTGTTAGCCAGAGCGTAACCAGCTTCACGGGAGTAGATGCTACGAACATCATAGTGGTTCATAGCTTCGTCGATGTTGCTGATGAACTGGCTGGAAATCAGCAGGTCATCTACAGTTACAACACGCTCACCGTGCTTCACTGCGTCAGCTTGAATCAACTGGCCCGGAGTGTGGTACTTAGCGCTTGCAGCACCAGTCAGCGGGAACTGTGCGCTCTTGCCATTCTGAATCGAACGAGTGCGATGCAGCGGCATGAAAACGTTGCGCTCTTCGAACGCAGTCAGAACTTCACCAGCATACAGCTTCAGGAACAACGCGCGTGCGTCGCCAGTAGCGTTCTGCTGGCCGAGACGGGAAACCGTCTGGTCAGTAGGAAATGCCATTTTTATGTACCTTTTAGTAACGAATGGTTGAGTTAATAAGTTCTACTCAGCACATCCCTTACATCCTTTCCTCTAAGGTTCTCCGCCGCAGCGGGCCAAAGGTACTTGTTTGTTTGGATTGCTTTCGTAAAAAAGCCCTCCGAAGAGGGCCAAAATCGAGACAGATTTAGAACACGCTAGACCGAGCCAATTTATCGGACACGGCCTTTCGATATGCGGGGTCGTTGTGGTATCTAGGGTCACGCATAGCCGCAGTCAATTCAGCGGCACTCTGGAACGCCCCGCTTGAAGAGGTGGTGTTTGCACCCTGAACCAGCTTAGGTTCAGTACCTACTTCAGAACGATACCTCGCAGCCAAGCCCTGCACAGCGAAACGGATTAAGGAAGGGTCTCCTGAATCTACGTTAGCGTTGTATGCTTCTATCTCCGATGCTTCTAGGGCATCACTAGCCCATTGCACCATTGCTTGATAATTGTTTGAGCCGCCCACTAAATCGAATACGTCTTGCGTAGTGCGACTGGCAAGAGCCTCTTGGCCCTTAATCCAACTATCAACTAAAGACCTATCAAACCCAGCTTCATCAAGTGCCTTATAAGCATCATCTGACAGCTTGCCGTTTTCTAGGTACTCATCTTGGAATGTAGCGAAATCGAGTCCAGCATTATCGAGAACTTCTGAGACTTCTTTGGCTTTTACATCCAATTTGTCTGCTAATTCTTGAGTGGTCTCTGTTTCGTCTACTTCTTCAGTGTCCTCTTCTGCCGAATTAGACCCAAGCCTACGCTCCAATTCAGCGTAAGCCTGAGCCATCTTTTCGGGAGAATCGAACTTTTCTGGTAGCCATTCCGGGCGGTCAGCTTGAGCGGCTTTCTCTAGGGCTTCGCCCTTAGCAAGCATAGCTTCTTCATGCGCCGTGTCTGGAGTGGCTTCTTCGAATGTGTTCAATGTCTCTGTCATATATTTTTAACCTTGTGGGTTTGGTTGTTGGGCCATAGCTTGTTCCTTCATGGCTTTGACCATTTCAGGCGTGCCTTTAATAGCCATATCCGCCATTGCCCCCTGCATCATTGCCGCTTGGTTATCCTGTGTTGCAGCAGCAGCTTCTTCAGCTTTCTGCTCGTCAGAACGAATCAGACCATTAGTGTCAATTCCCAAAGACGCCCCTAGGCGGTCGATGTAGTCACTAATGTTCAATTCTTGACTGATAATTTCAGGGCCAAGTGGTTGCAGGTATTGAAGGAAGGTGGCTAGTTTGTTCAGGTCTTGCCCGCGACCCAACGCCTCCATGCCCGTGACTACTGTTGGTTTAACAGTGTCTTTTGGCATCTTCGGCATTTTTCCAGTCTTTTCTAACCGCTGTAGCAGCAGGTTAATTAAAGGTTGCTGGAATTCTTGGCTTAGGATTGAGTAGACTCCGCCTAAAGCAGTTTCTAGTTCCTGCGCCATATAACGCACTTCTTCAGCAGTAACCCGTTCAGCATTCCGTTGTACGGAACTGTTTAGAAGGAATGCAAAAGATAGACGCTCTGTGATTGTGTTGGCTGTGGACAGCGCAACTTGGAAGTCCGAAGCCTTCTGAACCTGTAACGTAGTAACGTCATTGGCATCGCCATTTACGATAGCCCCATTGGGTGATTCAGCTAGAGTCCGGGCTTTTGTTGTCCCATTAGGACGAACAAGGAAGAGAACCTTAGCGCTTGCCGCCGAGCCTTCTACAATGGCTTGAGTCAAACCTTCAAGGCTCTTCAGGTCTCCTAAGTAATCCTCTACATACCCACGTCCATAATCCTCGCCATCAATACGCGAGAATCTTAGGGGGATGAAAGGATTCTTGTCTTCAGGGTAAGAACCTCTACTTTCTGGTACCTCAACACCAGACACCTCTTGGTGGATTTCCCACTTCTTGTCTTTAAGACAAACATAGGTGTAAAGGTCTAAATTCTTATTTACTGGTTCGTCAGAGTTCTCGCTCTTGAGAAGCATTTGCATTTCTTCTGGGAGCATTTTTGGAGAAACTGACTCTTTCGTAATGAGTTCGAGTAAGTTACCCATTGCGTCGCGCTTGACCACATAACGGTCTAAGCGAAACACCTTCATACCGCCTTTCTTCGGCAGGTACACAAGAGCGTTACCAGTTACGACTAACTGCTTCAAAGCCTCAAACACAGGCACACGGATAGCCGATGCCTCAATCTCTTGAAGGGCGGCTCTCTCAATGCGGCCCAAAGCCTCTTCGACCTGACCGCGTGCTTCTGCCCCTGCAAGCTGTGCAAGGTCAAAATCGTCAATCATTAGCCGGAAGAACGGGCTGTTTGGAGGGAGCAAGGAAAGAAGTAACTTCGATGCCAAGTTGTTTACACCCCTAGCACCCACCCCCTGAAAAGGAGTTAGATACAACGATGAACCGTTGTGTCCTTCTGGGGGCATTAGGTGTGGGATGGTCAATTCAGCAGCATCACGCGCTCGATGAAGGAACGGGTCGCGTTCGGACAAAAGCTGCCCGTAACGCTTGGCAGCATAGCCAGCGCCTTCAAGAGTCTGCATTGTTTTTAACCTTTAGGAACGTTGACGGAACTGCCGCCAGAGGAGCCACCAGTACCAATACCAGTGCCATCAGCAGCGCCACCGAGAGAATTGTTGCCGTCAATGCGGAGACCACGGCGACCGCGGCGCTTGCGACGTAACAATTCTGATTTCTTTTTGGCTGCGTCTTCTTCTTCAAGCTGTGTTGGGGCAGCAGCAGTGCTTGGTGCCTCAGCAGCAGTAGAAGTAGTAGGTTTAGCGCCAGTGACTGCGCCTACAACAGATTTAACAGTGCTAATGACACTTTTCACGACTTTTTTAGCAGCCTTGAAAATCTTCTTAAAGAAGCCGAACTCAGGGAGTCCAGTCTCAGGATTCGTCTTGTTGGCTGAATCACCAACAGTAAATTCTTTAGGGTTGATTCCGTATTCCTTCATCACACCTTCAACAATTTTGCGGAACGCGCCATCGTCAAGGTCAAGAATCTGGTTGGGAATAACCATTTCGCCACGAGACAGGTGGCCCAACACAGTGTCGCCACCGCGTCCTTTACTCGCCATCTCTGTGCGTGCTTTTCGGTATTTGTTCTCAGCCATCGGTTAGCCTTTTTTAATCTGTAGTCCGGGGTTTCCAGAACTGCCTGAAATTTGTGCAGTATTTTCTGGGTTGTAGCGCAGAGCTTTCTTGCCTGTGCGGGCCTTGTCCTTTTCACTCGACGGTTTACGCTTATCGTCGTAATTCGTAGAAATATCAGGAGGTGGCGCAGGAGGCGCAGCAGCAGCCGCAGGAACCGGGACTTTTACCTCTGGCATCTTGGGAGCAAGACACATAATTAGTCCTCATAAATCTCGTCATAGAGTTCATCTAGCTTGTCGATGACACTCTGTTGCCCCTGCAAAAAGCGTATTTCTTCGATAGTGATTACTGAGTTACGCGGCAGGGTGTCTGGGAACAACTCGCGGAGGCGTTCAAGCAAGGCTTTAGAAAGGCTTAGGTTTTGGCTTAAAACCTTCATAAATACTCCTCGGTGTTCGATAGTGGATATTTAAGTGATTGATTCACCAGCCCCATTCGCCCTCCATACCTGCGGCGTTGTAGTCCGTTACAGTCCCCTCAAAGAAGTTTTTGAAGCTGTCGCCATTTAAGACCCAATCTAGCCACGGGAGCGGGTTTTCCTTAGCCTTCCAATTTCCTTTAAGGCCAAGTTGTATGAGCCTGCGGTCTGCGATGTATCTGATGTAATTTTTGACATCTGTAGGCGTAATGCCTTCGACTCCGCCCAATTCGAAAGCTGCGTCAATAACCCTATCCTCAAGCGAAACAGCTTGTCGGAACATTTCGTAAATAGATTTCTTAAATTCATCGTTGATAATCTTTGGGTGTTCATCACAAAAAGTTCGGAACAGCTTCACCATTCCATCACAGTGCATGGTCTCATCTCTGACAGACCACTCGACTATTTCGCACATCCCTTTCATCTTTCCGAAACGCTGATAATTCAAGAGCATCGCGAAAGCGGAAAAGAGAGACATCCCCTCATTGAGTACGGAGCGGGCAATGGCAGTGGCCGTTCCTTGGTGGCTGTGGATGTCAATGTCTCCCATGAAGTCCACCTTGTCTTTCATATATTTGTAATCAAGAAAGGCGCTGTACTCTTCTTCAGGGAGGCCGAGCGTGTCATTCAGAAGCGCATAAGCACGTTGATGAACAAACTCACGATTCACGAATGACGAAAGCATTGCACGAATCTCGTTATTTTTGAATTTTGGGATGTAGTATTCGAGGTAATTAGTGCCTACAGCAACGTCAGATTGTGTGAACAATCTCAAGATTTGAGTGATATGGTTCTTTTCTGCTGGACTCAGTTTTCCAGCCTGCCACTGCGTTACATCGTCTTGTAACTTGGCTTCCCACTCCCCCCAGTGAATCTTCTCGTGCTGCGATGCGAACTCTACGGCCCACGGATACTTAAAAGGCTTATAGACAAGAGACGGCTCAAGCAAACTCATGTACACGCCCCATCAGCATCTTTGTTGTTTCAATCGCTGATTCGAGCGGGTACCCTTTGTTGATTAACAACGCCACAGCCAGCAGTGCTGCGTCGGCAGACGTGTTCGTACCCAGAGTGGGGCTATTAGTACCCTTTTTGGGCGCCTTTTTTGTCTCTGTCATTTTTCATTCCTTAAATTTCGTCGTAGTGAAGACCGTCATTCCCATTTCTTCCGATAATGTCCATGCGTTCATCATCGTCTTCGTGGTAGGCGTACTGGTCTAAATGGAATACTTGAGTAAACGTGTCGAACAATTTGTCGAATTTAGCCTCGTACAAACACTTAATTCCGTAGAATAAGTTCCACACTTCATCTATAGATAATGGGGTTTGGCGTTGGTAGAGGTATTCAGTTGCCCTCTCTAAATCACCACATACACTCCAGCAGGCCACGATTTCATCTTCTAAATCGAATCTGTTCTTCATTTGCCTTGCCCCCTGTACGGTTTGTAAGAGGCTTTCTTATTTTTATTCATGGTTTTAATTTTGAAGTGGCCTCTCCCGATAGAGGTTCCTTTAGGTTCCTTATCGGGGTGCCACGCCAAGTCCGTCTTTTTTGGTTTTGCCATAACTATCCATGACAAGACATACACTCTTCAGCATCTTGAAGAGCAATGCGTTCAACCTTGAGTCCAACTTTGTCAGCTTGCACGCCAGCGTTAGTGCGTAAGTAATACACACCCTTCAAGCCTTTTTTGTATGCTCGAAGGTGTACGCTGTTTACATAACTGCGAGGTGAACCCGCCGGAAAGAAAAGATTTACAGACTGCCCCTGACAGATAAATTTCTGACGGTCTGCTGCATGGTCAATAACCCACCCTTGGTCAATTTCAAAAGCTGTCTTGTAAACATCTTTTTCTTCGTCGGTAAGTTCTTCCATGTCAGCGACAGAGCCATCGGCTGCAATAATCTTTTTCCACACCTCATCCGTATTAAGGCCTTTCGTAGCCAATAATGATTCAAGGTGTTTGTTCTTCACTAAATGCGCACCTGCACGGGTACGGTGTGTGAAGGCATTAGATTTCAGTGGTTCAATACTTGGTGTACACCCACAAATGATGCTGCTATTAGCATTTGGAGCAATAGCAAGAAGGTGAGCGTTTCTACGTCCAGACCCAACCATGTCAGGCGCTTCGCCATGTTCCGAAGCCAATGCAGTAGTAGCTTCAACTGCGTCCTCCTTAATCTTTCTAAAGATTGCTGTGTTGAGCAATTTCGCGTGTAGGCTTTCCCAAGGAACGTTGTGCATTTGCAGGTAGCCGTGGAAGCCCATTGCGCCTAGGCCGATTGACCTCTCTCTTGCCGCTGAGTAGCGTGCCTTGTCGAGTTCACTTGGAGCGTGGTCAATGAAAAATTGAATTACATTGTCCAAAAGACGCACCAAGTCTTTAATCATCGGTGTTTCTTCCCACTCGTCATACTTTTCCAAGTTCACAGAACTCAAACAACAAACAGCAGTCCGGTTTTCATCTGTGGCTAAGTGGATTTCATTACAAAGATTTGAACCGTGAATTTTTAGGCCTAGTTTCTTTTGCTCTTCTGGTAAAGCAGCGTTCGCCGTATCAATGAAATTGATATAAGGACTGCCAGTGCGAAACCGCGCTTCTAAGATTCGCTGCCACAACTGCCTAGCCTTAACGGTTTCTTTAACCTCCTCGCTATGCGGGTCGATTAAATCCCAACTATCATCATTCTCCACCGCGTCCATGAATGTATTTGATACATTTACGGCGTTAAATAGATTAAAACATTTGCGATTAGAGTCGCCGCCGGTAGGCACCTTGAAGTTAATGAACTCAACAATGTCTGGGTGGGAAACATCAAGATAGGCTGCGTAGCTTCCTTTTCGTGTTCGGCCTTGACGATAGGCCAGCATCTGTCTATCGACTACACCCATGAATGGGATTGGGCCGGGACTTTTATCAGAGATAGCACGAACGTCAGACCAATGCCCACCAACGCCACCGCCCTTTACGGAAAGCCAAGCTACCTCAGCGTTGTGTCCGATAAGAGATTCGAGGCTGTCCCCAACATAAGTTAGGAAACAACTTATAGGGAGACCTCGCGGAGATTCCCCTTCAATAACGGCATTGCTCAGAACAGGACTAGCGAACATAAACCAACGCTTTGAAGCATAATCGTATATTCGCTGTGCAAACGCCTTATCACCGTGACAGTAAGCCACGGAAGCACGCGCGAGTGTTTCCTGTGGGGACTCGCCCTCTCTACAGTAATAATCTTTAAGTAGTGCTAGTGCTTGGTCTGAAAAGTCTTTATCGCGGCTATCGTCAATTTGAATACCGAGATAATCACGCATCTTTGACAAATACTCCGTCTACCATACGGCCCTGCCTTTCTTTAATTTGCTCATACGCCTTGTGTAGACACTCGTTTAGGTTGGTATCCCACAACACCGCCTGCATAATCAGAGTTACCATCACGTCTCCGATAGCATCAATTACTTCATCGCGGTTACAGGCGCCTATGGCGTCTTCTAGTTCTTGAACTTCTTCTTTAGTCTTCGTGAACTGGGCCTTGCGTTTGAAGTGCATAGTCCAATCAAGAATCCCCTTATTCCGCCCCCAAGCAATAACATTCCCTTCCAATTCATTTAGAGTCACCAGTGGTCTCCTTTTGTTTCTTCGAGTAGTTCAACCATCTTGTTGCAATACCAGATAGCTTTTTTGACATCCTGCAAGGTGTCTTTCTTCAGCCACATTCGATGCAGGTACTTGAGTGCATTGCCTTGGCAATAAGCGATTGTGTCGAACTTACCCAGTGCGGAAATAATGCAGTCGATTGTTTCAATACCGCCTTGGTTATAGTGGAATGGTTTATCAACAGCGTCCCACCCTAGGCTTTCGTAGAGGCCTTTCGCTGCTTCGTCCCATTCACTTGGGGTGGCGTCATTGAGCCGTTTGGTTCCCATAGTTTTACCTTTCCTGTTGCGTTGTCGTACTCACCATTGCGCAGGATTCGCGCAAGGCGCGCCTGCTCAATAGCTACTTCTTCACTGAGGCCTTGTTTAGCGAAAGCAGCCACAACCGTGTCCCAAGATGGGTCTTTAGCAAGAAGTTTCTCAGCGGTTTTAGGGCCAATACTCGGGCAACCGGGGTAGTTGTCAGTAGCGTCCCCCACCAACGTTTGATAAAAGAACCAATAGTCGGCTTCACTTTCATTTATCGTTACCTCCTCGCCGTCAATAAGGTGTCTACCTCTGACTGTTTTTAAGTCTTTGTCTATTGACCAAATTAAATATTCATCGCTTGAACTACCAAGAATTCCGAGAACGTCATCTGCTTCTAGGTTTTCCCAAACAACACCGTTATGGTGAGTGCGTAGGTATTCCTTCGCGAAATTGAGAAGCATTGGCTTTCGATTGTTTGCGCGATGTGCTTTGTAGTAGTCAGCAACAACTTTTCTGAAATTAGCGGTGTCGCTTAAAGCAGTTATCACTTCCTCAGTATCAGCGTCTTCTTTGAGGCCTGTTACAAAACTGTCTATGTGTTTTTCTACATCTTGTTCCCAAGCGTGCATCGTCCACAGACCATCGCCCCAGTAAATTGGCTGTTCAGCGGCAGCGGCTGCTTGATAAGCCACGATGTCCCCATCAATAGCCAAAACGGTTCGGGCCATCTTCATCTTCCTCATTGTCGCTCTTCATCATTTCTTGCAACTCAGACTGGCGCATAACCTCAATTCCTTCTTTTACTTGAAGGTAGTCAAGGTAAGCATCCATAACGAACTTTCCCGCGAGCGCGATGCTCACGACAAAGAACGCAAAAGTGCAGATAAGTAAAAAGAATGTTTCTAGTTGCATTTATTCACCAAACGATTAAGCGGCTGCGATAGCCTTGATTACGTCAGTGGAAAACAACTTTTTCAGGTTTAGCAGGTACATGCGCGACGCATTGTTATCTCCACCGGACACCGTTTTTATGCAGTCCAGCTTCCCGATAATTTTTTTCAAAACGTTGGTATCGAATACCAATGTCGCGAAGATTTCGTCACCAATGCACAGGTTGTGAAACCAGTAATCAGCCTCAGTCGCATCAATGCCTGACGGTTTCCCGTAGGATTGATATTCGATTGCTATGTTTCCTGTTGACTGCCAACGGTCGCGTTCTGACTTTACTTCAATCTTTTTATCTTGAAGCATGTCAGCAACATGCTTTTCCCGAACCTTTCCGTAAGCAAGGTCAATATCAAACTTCTTACGTTCAGTTTTAGTGGGTGTCAGCCCAGTTGTCTCCGTACTTGTATTCGGAGTCGAGGGGGCATTTGAAGTCATAGTAATGCTCCGTGTCCTTCATGGCCTCCTGCACAAGCAGCCCTACCTCATCTTCTAAACCTTTCCGCACCTGAATCTGCAATTCATCGTGGATAAACGCCACAATCGCAACATCCTCTTCGGTGTACGAATTGGCACGCAACTTCTTTTCTACGGTCACATACCAGCGTTTACAAATAATTGCTCCAGCGGATTGGAGAAGAGTATTAAGGGCAGCGTGCGCGTGCCGAATTGGGATGCGACGGCCATCCAGACCTTTAATCCAGCCGCGTTCCGCAGAACGACTGACTGCATCTCGCAGTTTTTTTAGCGCAGGGGTTTTACTAAGAAATTTAGTCTTGATTGCTTTTCCTTCCTTGGAACCCTTGCCAATGATTTCGCCTACTTTTTCATCGCCCGCCCCATAGAGGAAGCCATAAATGAACCTCTTCGCATCGTTGCGGGTAGGTAATCCAGCAGCTTCTTGATTCGCAGTGTGGATGTCACCTTCAAGAATTTCTCTACCGTAAGCCCCACCGTCGTAACGAGCCATGTAATGAGCAAGGCAACGAAGCTCCAGACCAGAAGCATCAGCACCAAGAAGTGAATAGCCATGAGGAACAGTAAAAAGCCCACGACACTCAGCACCGAAAGGAGCGCCGACCGAAGGTACTTGGGCCATGTTCGGATTACTGTGCGTACAGCGGCTCGTAACCGCACCCATGTGGTTAACTCTTCCATGTAGTTTTCCGTTTTTCTCCAGCTTCAGCCACGCTTGATTTCCTGTGGCGAGTTGTCCTATGCGTTTGTTGAGCATCAAATACTCAAGAAGCAGCTTTGCTTCTGGCATCTCGATTGTTTGCAGGACGGCTTCATCCACCTTGGCTTCACCCGACGGGGTGAACTCTTTCGGCTTCCAGCCTCGCTTCATCAAGCGGTCTGCAATTTGCAGGCGGGACGCAGGATTGAATGGGATTATTTTGGTCTTCGTCTTTAGTTCGACGATTGTTGGCTCAAACGTCTCGACCAAATCCAGTTCTATTTCATTCTTTCTCTGCGCCAGCTTTGAGTAGAGTTCCCTTGCTGATTCGACATTAAACTCAAACCCACGCTGTTCTTGTTTGAACAACTGGTATGCGAGTTCGTGTTCCAAATTCAAAGCGTCTTCGGAAAACGCCTTGCTCTCAATCAACGCGAATAACTTGTCGGTTACTAACGTGTCTTGCACGCAGTAATGCAACATGTCCATCGAGAACGTTTTGAAACTATCAGGATTACCGTCATTAAATTCGCCCTTATGCTCATTTAGACGATACCCCCAAGCCTTCAAAGAGTGGCTACCCCAGAGTTTCTGATTCAGTTTCTTTTGGCTCTGGTCAATCTCGCCTAGATTCGGCCAGATTGTCCGAGAACAAACTAAAGTGTCAGTTACTTTACCTTCGTACTTGAATCCCCACAGTTTTTCTAAAACTGGAAGGTCATAAGCTAATACGTTATGGCCGATGATTTCGTCAGCCAACTCGATACGCTCTATGCAATTTTTCAGATTGTCCCGGTAGTACGTCAGTGCGCTGGTCAGGTGTCCCACTTCACGCAAAACTACGCAGTGAATTGTGGTCACTTTGTCTAACAAGTTGTCGGTTTCAATATCTAGGATGTATCTACTCATCGCTGTGTCTCCGCACTAGCCTAATTTGCTACATTCATACTCTTCTTCGAATATGACTCTAAACTCATCAATCGTTGGGTATCTGCCCAAGTCAATGCCATCACTCTCAACATCGTGTAGTTCCAAAAGGAACTTCACATAAGCCTGTTGAAACTCCGCTTCTGTGTAACACTCGTCATTGTTCAAAACTCCATCTCCTCTTCATCATCAAGCAGCAGGGTTTCCTGCATGCGTCCTGTGTCTCTGTCGTAAAGCAAATGACAAGCAACACCCGTATCCCCACTCCAGCGATTCTTGAGAACTCGCACCGTGGTTAGATTCTGGTTTTCTTTGTCTTGTTGATTACGTTCGAGACCTAGCACCATGTCAGACAACTGCCCGATTGCTGCTGAACCTCTTAGTTGTGAGAGTGTTGTTTCTTGACCGTTTTCGTGGCCCTTATCGCCTTGTGGTCTACGAAGGTGCGAAATCAGTATCAGTGAACACTGTACCTCCTCCACAAGTGTACGAAGTTTGGTCATCGTATTGTCAATAATGCGACGTTCATCACCCCCATCGAGGCCGCTAACCACAATAGAGAGGTGGTCAAGAATAATGTAGTTACACCCGCAGCCACGAACCAGATACCTGATTTTCTGGATAAGATTATCGGAATCTGTAGAACCCCAATGGTCATACAAAAATACACGACCATTTCCGACAGTCTCATCATAGGCTCGACGCAACTCATCATTTGTAATTCCATCTCTATTCAAGTGGATTGGTTTGTTGAGTTCTAATGCCATCAAACCGAGTGCAGTACGCTTAACACTTTCTTCTAAAGCGATATAACCTAAGCTATGCCCACTTCGAATCAAGCTATACGCAAACTCCCGAGTAAGCTGGCTTTTACCGATGCCGCTCCCTGCGGTTACAGTGACAATCTCACCACGGCGGATGCCAAACGTTTTGTCATTCAGTCCTTGGTACGGATAAGGAACACTTTCGTTCTGTTCAACGGAACTCACAACGTCCCAAAGTTCATTGCCAGCCACAATCCCGTCAGGACGGAAAGGCTTCGCGGCCCACTGAGCATCAAGAAGTTCTTTAACGCGGCCAGCCACCAGCATTTCATTGGCATCTTTTAACGGAAGCTGGGCAATTTTTGCTTTACCGGGCGACAACAACAGAGCGCACTCTTCAGCGGCTTTGCGTCCCGGCTCATCTTGGTCGAACATGAAGATGACAGACTCGAACTTTTCAACCCAGTCAATGCTTTTAGCGATGTCTCGCTTTGCACCGGCTGCACCAGTTCGAATTGAAACTACCGGATACTTATTGTCCAAGGCTTGAGAAAGACTCATGGCGTCTATCTCACCCTCAGTAACAACAAGCATCTTGCCGCCGTGTCTCCACAAATGCTGCCCGTACAGGCCTGCTTTCTTACTATCACCAAGAAA